TTTTGGTATTATATATGTGTAGGTTGATAGAACGACTCATGGTGACTCCTTCACTTCCTACACACCCTAACTAATTATATAAAGGTATATATTATGAAAAATGTAACATACAAGTCTGTAGAATCAAAAACTTCAAACATTACTCTTGGTGCATACAAGAAGATGATTGATACGGTCTATGCTGATCTTAATTGTCAGTCGGTGACTCGATGGGAAGTACAGAATAAGCAATCATTCTTGGTTTCTCTTATTCTGAATACTGCACCATCCAAGTTCATCCTTGCGCATGTGAAGAGTTGTTACAATTCCGCTGAGATTTCAAATGACAAAAAGTCTATGGAATATTTCACACAGTTCCTAAGTACATGTGACTACTTGAACCTCGACTCTAACAACCGCACTGTTACGATAGGCGAGTTTGTTGATGATAAGTTTGGTCTTCCTCTAGGGAACTATGTTATCGGTGATGAGGTTTACACCATAACTAAAGACACCTGCAACTATTCTACACTTCCTACTGGTATGAAGTGTATCCTAGATTCGCGTAAATTGACTCTAGAGATTTACTTGAACGTCAATCAAGAAGACATTACTCGTTTGTTCTTAGTTGTTAATAGTGGTGTTGCGTTGAATGCGCCAGAATTGAGAAACCCGATTATATCTAATGTTGCGGAGGAAATCCGCAGTCTTGCTACAAAACACACTAAGACTTTCTTTAAGTATGTATTTTCACAAAAAGAAATTAACAGACGTAAAGTTGATGACTACTTATCTGGTCTTTTCATGATTTACATCGATGGACTGCAAAGTAAAATTACCGCCAAGTCTTTAGAAGAAATGTATTATAACGAGAATGCTAACAAGTTAGTCAACAAGTTCTCTCGCGAGATGGATCGTTTCTTGAAAATTGTCGGTAAGAACATTTCCATCTTTAAACGTGAAAACGGATTGTTGGATTTGTTTGTGATCTACCTAGAACAGATCCGAGGTGGAAAGCGTATGATTGAACCAGAAACTTTCATTAAAGATTACATCGATGTTCAGATTGATCTGATGAAAGATAAGACCGAATACTCATACAATGAGAACGGTCGTTCTGCAAATTTCTCTGAGTTGTTGCGTTCACGTGAGATTCGTTTTAACAATCTACGTAATAAGTTAATCTCTGAAAAGTTTGATGCGTCTAAATATTTCGTACAGTTAGATTCTCGTAGAGGTGGAACTGCCGAAGAAAAACTTATTGCTGCAAAAGATCAGGGATGGATAACTCCCGAAGGTGTAGAAATCCCATTAGAAGATGTCCTATCAACTGACTTCGAAATTGGTCACATCAAACCGTATGCTGATGGCGGCAAAACTAACCAAGACAACTTTGTGATACAAACCAAAGAAGATAACCGAAAACTGGGTAAGAATCCCGTGGTCATAGGGGATCTTGTTTCGTCATGATAAATGCAAAGGGGGTTGACAACAACCCCCTTTTTTGTTATACTATATACATTATTCTAAAGAAGTGAGTCTATGTCCAATTTTTATACATCGGTTGTCCGTTTTGGCAACAAACTCCTGTACCGTGGTTTCGAGAACGGCAAAGAAGTAAAACGCAGAATTCCTTTCAAACCTACTCTGTTTATGTCCGGTACCGCAGAACAATCTGATGGTTGGACTACACTTGACGGACTACCCGTACAACCAGTAACCTTTGACTCTATGTCCGAGGCGAAGGACTTCGACAAACGTTACGAACATGTCTCCAACTTTACTATTGCAGGCAATACTAATTATGTTGCCCAATTCCTTGGAGAAGTCTTCCCCGATAAGATTGACTATGACCGTAGTCTCATCAAGACTGCGAACATCGATATCGAGGTTTTCTCTCAGGATGGTTTCCCTACTCCTGGCGCGGCCGCATATCCTGTTACCGCAATCACTATGCGTCAAGACTGTGGTACGTACTGGGTCTGGGGTTGTCAAGACTATACCGTATCTCGTGATGATGTACTCTATATCAAGTGTGACAACGAAATAGATCTACTCCAAAAGTTTGTACGTCAGTTCGAACAATACGCCCCCAATATTATTACTGGTTGGAACACACGGTTCTTCGATATTCCGTATCTGGTTAACCGTATGACTAAACTTCTCGGTGACGATACCATGGCGAAACGTATGTCTCCGTGGGGTCTTATCCGTGAACGTAATACTACCATCAACGGTAAACCCAACCAAGAGTTTGTCCTTGAGGGTATCGAACAACTTGACTACCTCGAAGTCTTCAAGAAGTTCACCTACAATACTCTGGGTCAACAAGAATCCTATCGACTAGACCATATCGCCCACGTAGTACTGGGTGAACGCAAACTATCCTATGAGGAACACGGTTCTCTGTTTGCCCTGTATGAGAATGACTTCCAGAAGTTCATCGACTATAACATCAAAGACGTTGAGTTGGTACATCTCCTCGATGTTAAACTTGATTTGATTTCATTAATCCTGACCATGGCCTACAAGGCGGGTGTGAACTATAACGATACTCTGGGTACGACTGCTATCTGGGACACCATCATCTACCGACTTCTGAATAAGAACAAGGTTGCGGTTCCTAAGAAGATTGAGAAACCCAAGACCGCATATCCTGGCGGTTACGTGAAAGACCCACAGGTTGGTTCGCACGACTGGGTAACCTCATTCGATTTGGCATCTCTGTATCCTAACATCATTGTACAATACAATATGTCTCCGGAGACGGTAATGGACGGATTCGTTAGCAATGTCTCGGTCGATAAGTTTCTGGACGGTTCGATTGACCTGACTGACCAGAATCTAGATTATGCTCTTGCACCTACTGGTGTTAGATTCACCCAAGATAGAGAAGGTGTGATTCCCATAATCATTAAACAGTATTACTCGGAACGTAGAGTAATCAAGAAGAAGATGTTGGAATGTCAACAGGAGATGCAGACTAACCCATCTAAAACTCTAGAGTATACCATAACTTCTCTGAATAATCAACAGATGGCAATTAAGATTCTTATGAATTCACTTTATGGTGCCCTTGGGAATCGTTGGTTCAGATATTTCGACCAAAGAGTTGCAGAGTCCATTACTCTTGCTGGTCAACTTGCAATCAAATGGGCGGAGAGAACAGTAAACAATGAAATGCAAAAACTTCTTAAAACGGATGAAGACTACGTTGTGGCAATTGACACCGATTCTGTTTATCTTCGTATGGGGGATCTCGTTGATAAGTTTTCTCCTAGTAATCCGGTAAAGTTTCTCGACAAGATCTGTTCGGAACACTTCGAGAAACTCCTTGTAAAGTCTTATGCGGATATGGCACTAGCGACCAATGCCTATGAGAATCGCATGGAGATGGAACGGGAGGTAATCGCTGACCGTGGTATCTGGATGGCCAAGAAACGTTACATCCTGAACGTCCACAATAACGAAGGTGTCCAGTACGCAGAACCCAAACTCAAGATGATGGGTATCGAGGCGATCAAGTCCAGTACTCCGCAGGTTGTCCGTGACAAGTTCAAGGAGATATTTCGGGTCATCGTAGAAGGTACCGAAGTAGACACACAACGATACATTTCGGACTTTAAGTCTCATTTTAAGACCTTACCGCCCGAAGCGGTTTCGTTCCCTCGGGGTGTATCGGATGTGACCAAATGGTCTGACCGTAAGACTGTGTACAAGAAAGGCACTCCTATCCATGTTCGTGGTGCGTTGATGTTCAACAAAGCACTCAAGGAAAGTTCTCTGACCAAACGGTACGAGACTATCAAGAATGGTGAGAAGATTAAGTTTTGTTACCTGAAGATGCCTAATCCAATCGGTGAGAATGTAATCTCTTATCCACTAAACCTTCCCCGTGAATTGGGACTGGATAAATATATCAATTATGATATGATGTTCAACAAAACATTCCTTGACCCACTCACTCCCATTCTGGATGCGGTTGGTTGGGATTCTGAACCTCAGGCGTCACTAGAGGATTTCTTTGGTTGACAGGTGGTCGATTATTTGATATAATGTATCTATGAATTATGAATTAACTATATTTAAATCTCAGTTCGATAACAAGACTCACCGAACAATGTCTCTGAAGAGTTGGGACAAGTTCGTTGAGTTGTTGTATGGATTGAGTCAAACTAAAGGTGAAAAGGGTGGTAGAAATTCTAGTCCTCTTATTACTCCTGCTGTGTTTGAAGCCGATAGCACACGTAGTAATAAATCTACTTTATATTGGGGTGGTTGGTGTGCTGTTGATGTGGACAACCATAATTTTACTAATGATTTGGATTCTCTGAGGGGTGAATTAATTGATAGGTTTCGCGATCTGGACTTCATCTGTTATAGTACTGCTAGTTCTAGGGATCAGTATCTTAAATTCAGGATTGTCTTCCGACTATCGGAAACTATTGAACGAGATACGATCAAATCCTTCTGGTACGCCCTTAATACTGAAATTGGAGAAATTGGTGACCCGCAAACAAAAGATCTTGCACGGATGTACTATGTTCCTGCAATATATCCTAGTTCTACTAATTTCTTCTTCTCTCATCTGGGCGGCAATCCAATTAATGTGGGTGAACTGATTGC